GGACGGCTTCATCGGTGATATGATCAGTCGCGTTATCAAGTATTTGATTGAAGGTCTTGCTGTGGCTTTTGCTGCCCTCTTGATCCCCTCCAAGACCATGCGTGCTGGTGAGGTCATTGCCCTCGGCGTGACCGCAGCTTGCGTGTTCATCCTCCTTGACCTCGTGTCGCCCGGCATCGGTGTCACCGCCCGTCAGGGTGCTGGCTTCGGTCTCGGTGCCAACCTCGTTGGCTTCCCCATGCGAGGCTAAACAGGCATATTGCCTCAGCCTTACCCTTTCACAACTCTCTTAAGTTCCATGAACAATAATACAACTTGGTAGTGCGATGCAGTACCACCAACAAAAACACCCTAAATGTCTTTATAAGAAAACAATTAGAGTGTTATGACCGTCTACGATAAACCCGCCATATATACGATCTCTCATATCGCCTTCGGATTCGCAGCGGCATATGTTCCCACATTGGCCCTGTCCTGGTTTATCATCTGGCAATTCGGACAACTACTCCTAAATGTTCGTGTATTTATGTGCTCCATGACTTATGAAAGTGGGAATAGCCGCGCCCATACTGCCAAGAAGTTTGCCGAGTTCATAACCGGTTTTGCCGCCGGCATTACCGTTCGCTACCTACTTGGATTTGGACGTAACTTTACACTTAGGTGGTAGTATGGATCCACATGCCCTTCATGTGGCTCTTGGCTTTCTTGCAGCATTTTGGCCACCCCTAATTGTACTTTTTCACACTTATGAGATCGGTGCATTTGTGTTGCGGCGCGAGAAGATAATCCGCAATTGGCGATATGATACTGCCGCCACATGGCACAGACTTTGGCCCAAACTTGTATCATTTGCCGCCGGTTTCGGCGCCGGCCTTATTGTACGGTCAATTGAGCATTAGAAATCCAACTTACGTGACGTTTACTTGCAAAATGCCGATTTTTGTGGAACATTTGATATTTTCCACCACAATTCGCTTTTCTTTTTTTGAGCACGTAACTAATTGTGCCATAAATATTTTTGTGCTTTTTTTATCACAGTCAAAGTTACTGCTTATTAACAATATGTGACACATTGATCGTGTAGTTGGGTATATTCATATTTTACAAAGTTCTGATGAACTGCCAACTCAGATCAGAACATATAGCTTTCCAGATCTTATCGTGCGCATAGAGTTTATCGCGGTTTTTGAGAAGGGGGAAGCATGGAAGAAACTCATCAAGACCCAATAGTTCGCAGAACTTATACAATACATAAGGGTAATGCAAGAAGTTGGAGCGATCGGGCGGGCAGTGGCGCTGGAAAGACGGTTGAATTTCACGAAACATGAATCGTAACTTCTCTTCATTGTCTCGGCTCATCACTGGTGCTGTCTGACCATTAAGGCGATTGAGAATATGTGCATTATGCTCATAATATTTATTCAACTTCAACTTCTTCAGAATTTCACGTAATTTGCTGGGCTTCAATGTGGTTATATTAGTGATACGCTCCTTCTTCAGTTCAAGAAGGATTGCATCATATACCTCTTGTGGGATTTCAGTACTCTCTTTGGCCTGGAACTGTGCCAGCCATTCATTGAAGTGGTTGATACGTTTATATGCGTAGTAACTGACTTCGCGAGGAGGGTCCTTATAAGAGGGCTTATCACTATCAATGAGGAGTGGTAATTGATGACCACAGTGATTGCAGGCAAGAAATGCCTCATTCATGCTGAGAATCATCTCTTCGCCGCATTGATTACATTCGCCGAAAGTATCCTCAATCTCATCGTAGAGGATGCGCGCTTTCTCGGGATTTACGATCTGCAGATATTCCCCTAAAAGTTTTTCGCGATTCTTAAGTGTAGTAGGCTGACAAATGGTGTTTCGTGGCCCCTCGTCTGCGGCGGCATCCAGTGCCTCAAAAATTGTTCCTGGGCGCCGCTTTGCAGCCAACAGTTCAGTATTACCTTTAGCAATCTTTTCCTGAATATCGTAATAATCGTATAGAATGCCACCAGTCTTTAAAAAATAATCATATATATTACTATCCCCCTGTTTTTTAATAGTACTTACATAATCTTGGTGAATAGCATCAAGAGTGGTTTTAGTTGTGGCATCACCCATTATCCTAAGTGTGGGTTTGGCCTGGTTTTAAGCAGCAAATTGGCCTCCCGGCACAATTTTGGAAATTGGCGATTTTCGCGTCTCAGCCAAATTTTTTTCTAAGACCCAGGTATAAACAAAGATGACTGGTGGTGGTTTGATGCAGCTTGTCGCCTACGGTGCCCAGGATGTTTACCTGACTGGCAACCCTCAGATTACCTCGACTATGTAAGGGGGTTGAAAAGCACTCGGGGAGTACAAATGGGAATAAGTACTCCGACAAATCCGTTAGTGGCTCCCACCCTTAAAGCCACAGGTGCTAGTGACATGTCAAAAATGACATGTTGCAACATCGTCAAATTGCGGGAACACCCTAAAGTCTGAAGTACCAAGGTAACCTTGAAAAGGATTACTGGCCAAGAATAAACTTGGGTATGGTAACAATCTTCAGAATGATGGCCAAATGGCCAGAAATGGGCAATCCGCAGCCAAGCCCTACGTCATAAGAGTTAAAGATAGGAGTTGAAGTATATTAAATGGGGACAATTTACTGTGTCACTGGTCCAAATGGAAAATGTTATATTGGACAGACCAGACGACAAGTAAATAAGCGATGGAAAGAACATCTGCGGTGTCAAGGTAGTTGTGTACTCTTAGAGAGTGCAATTACTAAATATAGTTCGTCTTCTTTCACTTTTGAAGTACTTTTAGAGATTAATGATCAATTTCTAAATGAGTACGAATGCAAGTTCATTGATATGTTTGATACACTTGAGCCTAATGGTTATAACATTAGGAGTGGGGGTGTACAACAATCTGAACATAGCATTGAATCACGTGAAAGAATGAGGCAATCAAAATTGGGACCTAAAAATCCAAACTTTGGTAAAGCAAGAACTGAAGAGACAAAGCGTAAAATTTCCGAAGCAAAATCTGGTGAAAAACACCACTACTATGGTAAAACATTTAGTGAGGAACATAAGTTGGCGCTTTCAAAAGCCCATAAAAGTTCTGAACTACCAATGTACATGGTGTATGTAAAACCAAGACCCCAACAATACCAAGCAGATGGTTATGCAATAGTAAATCATCCTGTTTTAAAAAATAAATACTTTACCTCTAAAAGTTTAACAATTGTGGAGAAACTTGCGAAAGCGCAAGAATATCTTCAATCTTATGATATGGGTGCAGTTCAGAGACTAAATGGTGATGGGTTATTGTGCGCAAGTACAATGGCTTAAGTTATAGTCCAATCCCTCAAATAATTAACTAAAAGTTTGGCAACTTTTAGGGTGTGATGACGGTGTTAAATATCCCGAAAGGGAGGGTAACACAGAAGAAATGTCTTCAAGGTCGTGTACCGTCGTCACACCAACTTCGCCATGGAGTCCATTGAGAACCCTTTCAATGGTGCCCCTAACTGGGGAAAGAAGGTGACCTGTACCATCCAGCGTAATGGTGATTTGATCTACCGTATGTACTTGCAGGCTACTTTGCCCCAGGTCACTCTCGGTCTCGGCGACGGTTCTGGTGCCCAGTTCCGTTGGCTCAACTGGGTTGGTCACTTGCTCGTCCGCTCCGTGGAGCTTGAGATCGGTGGTCAGCGCATTGACAAGCACTATGGTGACTGGCTCCACATCTGGAATGAGCTCACCCAGGAGGCTGGTAAGCAGGCTGGTTATGCCAAGATGGTGGGTAACGTGCCTAAGTTGACCAACATCATCCAACAGGGTGGTGTCGGTTGCGACTCTGACTGTGGTTCTGGCGAGCCCAACACCAGCGAGGAGGTGCAGAACTGTGCCCCCGAGTACACTTTGTATATCCCCTTGCAGTTCTGGTTCTGCCGCAACCCTGGCTTGGCTCTCCCCTTGATCGCCCTTCAGTACCACGAGGTGCGTATCAACTTGGAGTTCAACGACCTGCGCAACCTCTGCTGGGACTATGCACCCCAGGTGCCCTCCAACCCCCACGTGATCCGTGATCGCGTGAACGCCGCCGGCCTTGTTGCCGCCTCTCTCTTCGTGGATTACATCTACTTGGATACTGATGAGCGCCGCAAGTTCGCCCAGGTGTCCCACGAGTACCTCATTGATGTGCTCCAGTTCACCGGCGGTGAGTCCATCACCTCCAGCTCCAACAAGTTGAAGTTGAACTACAACCACCCCGTGAAGGAGCTTATCTGGATCGTGCAGCGCGATTCCTTCGTGTCTTGCGATGACACC